TTGTGCTTTTAGCCCAAAAAATACAACCGAATTAATGCGGCTAGTTAAATTAATTTTGCAATAAATTTCATCAAAACCAACTGATTTTGTTTGAGATGAGTCGTCAAACATTGCATACTTATTCTCAGTTCTTAAGAATAGCCAATGCGTTGGTGGATTTTCAGGGTCGCTGTTGTTATCAGACGTGGGGATTTTATAGTTATTGGAATTTTGCGCGATAATTGCCCGCCAAAACTTGTTTTGATAAAAAACCTCGTCACCTATATTGTACGTAAAAAATCTGTTCCAAAATGCCGTAGTTCTAGGAACGTTTAAATTGCTTTCAGCTAAATTCGCATCATTGATATTTATTGGCGTGATTTTATTAAGCATTTGCCACTTTCAAGCCATCGTTTTGAATAATTGCCAATGTTTTCACAATGCTTTTTAGGTCGTCTTTAATGTCTAAGCCAAACTTTTGCACAGTTATTAACATGTCTTGTTCTTCGGTTGTTTTGTCTTTTTTCGCTGCTTGCTTTTCAGCATTAGCCTGTGCAAATTGATTTTGATTATTACTTGTAACTGTGTTTGCGTAGTCTTGTGTAAAGTATTGGTCGTTAGCCGCATCTTTACCACGCGCCTTGCCAGTTGCTAAGTAGCCAATGTAATCAATGTACGTTTTAAAGCCGTCTGTTTTAGTCGCAGCATAAAGCTCTTGAAAAGACGCTTTGATTGCATCCGCCGCATTAGTCGCATTGTCTTTAATATCAAGCCATGCTGTCGTGAGTGAAGGCAAAGCGTTTGCAAGCTCTAAGCCGCTTTTCGTTGAATAGTCTAAGCCCTGCGCTAGTTTGATTAACTCTTCGCGGCTAGTCGGGGCTGTTAGTCCTAAACTGGCAAACGCATCTGACAATGCCTTGACTTTTAGTGCTTCTTGCTCTGACTCGCTAGACAATGCAAATATAGAGCCTTGCACACCTGTTTTAAGTGAGTCTACAGCCGCTTGATATGCTGCAAATTGTTCTCTAATTCCAAACAAATCTGCAAACTGTTTAACGCCTGTAGCGGTAGACTTGTCAATATCTTTAAGAAGCGTATCAAATTCTGCCAATGATGCTGGAAGCTTTACGCTTGCAGGCAATATAGTTTCAACGTATTTTGTGACGCTCTCATAAACCGTTTGCGTTGCTGATTTAATCGCGCTAGACGCTTGACCAAGCCCTGCGCTAACGATAGAGCTTAGAGAAAATCCATTGTTGCCATTAGCGCCAAATAGCGTTTGCAATGCTGTAGGTTTAGGCGCAACTGTAGCAGGTTTAACGACTTCTACCTGTTCTGTCACGGCTGTAGTGATGACAGTACCAAGCGCATTATTAAGCGTAGTGCCGAAAGAGTCGCGCACATCTAGCAATGCCTGTGCAGGCGATTTAAATGCTAACGCTGCACTAGCAAGGCTGTTCACAAAAGTTGCTAACGCATCACCAACTTTGCCAGTTGCTTTTGAAACTTCTGCCGCTTTTCCTACAGTTAAACCGAAACGTTCGGCTAATTCTTTCTGTGAGTTTTGCAGGCTTACACTTGCATTAATCAAATTAACAACTTGCGTTTTATCAGTAATGCCAGCAAATAAATCTTTAATGCCTTGCTCAACTTTTGTTTGCTGAATAGCATTAACAATTGTTTCGCCTAGCACAGTTTCTACTAGCGCCTCAAATGTTTTTTGTACGTTTTTAGCTCTGCCTTTTTCGCCAGCGCTTACGCTTCCGCCATCAAAAGTAGCTGAAAATAACCCATAAGAACTTTTGCGTTTTTGCAACAAATCAGCCTGTGTTTTAATAGCATCGTCTAGCGCAAAGCCTTTTAAGAAGCTACCAAGCGTTAACGCAAATTGTTCAGACAACCCTGCTAATTGCTTTTCTGCGCCTAATGGCTTGTATTGCTGTGCGCCTGTCGCTGACGTAAATGTGCCGTTGTCATAAGCGCCAAGCACTTGAGAGCTGAAGCGGGGTATTTTCTTTTTGCCAAATAATCCGCCAACAAAGCTACCCAAAGCAGCGCCAATTGGCCCACCTATTGCCGCGCCAATTGCTGTAAATGCAGCGCCTTTAATGTTTCCTTGTAACAGCTGTAAAGCAGCGCCAGCATAAGGCAAAGCGCCGGTAATTGCGCCAGCGTTAGCGCCAATCAGCCCACCTAAGCTATCTAAAATTCCACCATTTCCAGTAGCTATTAATGTGCCTAACTTTTCAATTCCGCTCGTAATAAAGCTAGTACCATTGCCAAAAGCATCGCCTAGCCCACTAAATCCATTATCTAAAATGCCAGACAAGGATTTAATTCCGTTGCCATCAAAAAGGCTTGAAATGCCGCCAGCACTAGCATTTTGACTAAACAGCCCTGCAAGTGTTGCTAATATGCCTTTTAAGCCGCTGCCTTGCAAAAAGAAATCTACGCCAAACCGAATTACAGACGCTTTGGCACTATTAATAAGCGACTTATAGAATGTTTTAAAGCTGCCCTTGCCGTTTTCTAGGCTTCTTACAATAGAGTCGCTTATTGAGTTGTAAATGCTATCGGCTGTTTGTTCTGCGTCTTTTGCAATCTCTTCTTGAGCGCGTTTAGCCTCTTTTATCAGGTTGTCTGTTTGTTCTTTATCAATTTTAAATGAGTTAAGTCGCGCATCCGCCTCAATATTTTTATTCTTAATTTCAATTAATTTAACGTACTCTTTATTTTGTGCATCAATAGCGTTTATTGCATCTTGCACATAGCCATTATTTTCGAACTGTAGCGCGTTTGCTTTTAAGAATGCTGCATTACTTTCATTTATTGCGATTGTTTCTTGAATGCGAGCGACTTCTCTATCATTAATTCCAGCCGCGCCAATCCTTAACAAATCAATTTCGCGCTCTGTATTTTCTAGCTGTTCTTTACCTGCATTTACCGATGCTGCAATATTATCCTGAACAACACGCAATGATTTTGCATATTCGTATTCTGCAACTTCACCAGCTCGTAAAATATCAAAATGCTCACTTAGCTTTCTTGCGCGTTCTTCTTCGGTCTTGCGTAGCGCATCTGTAGCATCTTTTGCAGACTTTTTAATGGCAGAACCAGCTTTAATTTGCTCGTTTAATCTAGCATCGAAGCCGCCTTCGCCTTCTTTTCTAGCAATATTAAAATTAGGCGATATTCTAGATTGTGCAGTATTGCCACTTGCAGGCGATATTTGCTGATTAGATATAATGCCAAGCTGTCTTTTTAGCGCGTTAAGTTCCGCCCTATCTTTTGCTTGCGCTGCGTTAAATGCGTTTAAACGAGATGCTTTAGTAGCAGCACTTTCAATTAAAGAGCTTTCAGGGATGCGGCTATCTATTCTGTCCTGTAAAAACAATGCTCTTGTTTTTTGGCTTTGTTTTGATGATGGGTCAAGCGGCTTAAGCTTATCAATTAATCCCAATATAGAATTAAGCCCAGCAGTTACCGCCTCAACACCAGTAATTGCAACTGTAATTACCCCTGAATTAGCAATAGCAAATTTAAAGTCGCGCCATGAATTAGACAAACGGTTTAAAGATGCCTGTGCGCTACCTGCTGCACTTTGTGGGCTATCGCCCAATGTTTTCGTTAATTCTGCTGCAAATTTAGGCAAAAACTCATCAGATACAAGTTCACCAGCTTTGAGCATATCACCTAGCTTTTCAGTCGTAACGCCCATTGCGCGAGCTGCTATTTGGAATGCGCCAGGCAATCTTTCGCCTAACTGCCCTCTTAGCTCTTCGGCGCTTACTGTGCCTTTGCTGATAATCTGTTCAATTGCTTTAAGTGCGCCGCCTGTTTCGTCTGCGCTTAATCCTAAAACTGTAGAAGCTTTTGCAATTGACTCAAAAATATCTCGTGTCTTTTGCCCTTCTAGTGCGGTGCCTTTTGATGCAGCCGAAAACTTAGCGTAAGCGATTGCCGTGGATTGAAACTCAAGCCCTAATAAAGCTGTCGTATCTTTTAGATATGCGATTTCTTTTGCAGCATTTGCAGCGCTGCCAGTAGAAAACTTAAGCGTGTTGTTTAGCTTTTCTACGCTAACAGCGACTGGCAATAAAGCAACTCCAAGCCCAGCAATGCTTCCAGCAATTCCAGCAACTCCAAGACCAGCAATTCCAGCAGCAGCCCCAATCCCAGCAATTTTAGTGATAATGCCAGAGATTCCTAACGATGCTGCTCGAGACCCTGTAACAAAGCTTAATAAAGTTGAAGATGCTTGCTGCTGATTTTCTCTTAAGGCTTTATTTTGCCTTATGATTGAATCAGTAATTTCACGGCCTTGTCTGTCGTAAATCTTGCCTAAGTCACGGATGCTATCTTCTGTTTTTTTCCCTTGCGCGGCCAAGTCTGCTAGGCTTTTCTTGCCTTTTTCGACTTGGCTACTGTCTACCTGAATAATTAAAGCGTCTGACATTTTTATCCTTTGTTTTCTCTCATGGTTTCCAATGCCGTGCTTTCCATAATTCTAATATCTTGAAATATATTATCGCGCTCTTTAAATGGCACTTTTAGCCTGCGCCATATTTCAGGTAATACGTTGTAATCTAGCCCTGTAGCACCATTCATGCCTGTACGCCATTGTGTACCAATGCAAGAGAAAACTTGATATGACAGCCAGTTATCAGGCCATAACTCGAATTCAACAAGCCCCATATCCATGAGCTGCTCATGCCCATAGTCAGACAATGCAGAGCCTATGCTTTCAATTTCTGCAATTTTAGCCGCCCGATTAAAGTCAGGGGAATAAAGCACCCTGACAGCGGCTTCTAGTTTTTTACGCGACCCTCAAGAATTGTAATGCGATATGTTTCGTTGATTGCTTTTGCCGCGCTAGGGAATTCGTTCAACAAAGCCGTTAAATTTTCTTTATTAAACTCATCTTCTAAATCCCAGCCGTCAGCAATTTTAAGCATAAACTCAACTGTGCTAACATCTTGCTGTTTTAGCATTTCTGCTACTTTTAACACTTCATCTTTTTTAGATTTTTTTTGTTCTACAGGCGCTAAGATTTCATCTAGCAATTCCGCGTACTGTGAGCGCGTTCTGTACTTGTAGCTAATTTCAATGGTGACTTCTTCCCCATCCAGCCGCAAAAAACTCACTTCTTGTTTAAAATTTACTGGTGAATTACCTAGTTGTAACTTTGCCATGATTTATTATCCTTTATAGTTTGTAAAAAGAACCGCCCCTAGCTAAAGGGCGGCTTCAAGCATTATTGCTAAACTGCGTAACGTACTGGGCGACCTAATAATGAAAAGCTTGCATTAACGACGTTAATATTGCCTTTGCTTAGTGTCGGCGTTTCATTTAGGAATGCGTAACCATTGTAGTAAGCCGTAGAGCCGCCCGGATAAGCTGCACGTAATGCGCGAATTGCACGACTATTGCTTGCTGCTTTTAATGCAACGTAACCCGGCAATGACGGGTCATCACCAATCGTTAATTCAATGCTTTGTGCTGTTGATCCTGTAGGAATTTGTGACTCGAAATCATTTTCCAAAAACTCGTAAGTTGCATAATTAGGCTCACCGCCAGAAGTTGACAAGTCTGTCACTTGCGTAATTTGTGTGAAGCCCGTTACTTTACGAACTGTGCCTGTGCCTGTGCCTGCTGGATAATCCAATAGGACTGTAGAGTCCTCACCCTCAAGATTAAAAGTATTTGCAGTTACACCGCTTACGCGGAATACGCGGCCTGCTAGCTTTTGCCAGCCTAAGTTACATTCGATAATGTCGCCATTCACCAAGCCGTGAGCATTGGATGTAATGACTGGAGGGGCTGCGTTTGTTGCCGCTGTTACTACTAAGTTAGAGCCGTAAGATGTTGCAAGTGAAAATAACACGCCGTTTGGTAGTTGTACTGCCATGATGTTTCCTTTATAAAAAATTGCCTGTTTATGGGCGAAAAAAAACCGCATTTAAGCGGCTGGTAACGCCCTCGCGGGCAAACAAAAGCTGCAATTACAGCCTTTATTGTTAGGTTTCTAAAACTTCAGATGTTAAATTTAATACATACTTGCGTTTTACAATAGCATTGGGTTCACCGCGATTTTTAATATCTTGACTTGACTCTGCTGTAAAAAATGTAATTTCGCCATTGCGCGAGGCTATTTTAAAAGAAGATGAACGATAAAGCTTTGTAACAAGCTCCAGCAAGTCTTGTCCTGCGTCGGTAATTTTAATTGTTTCAAGCTGAATTGTTTGTGAGGCCGTTCCGACTTTTTTGTCGTGTGGCACAAAGCCAATCAGATTAACGCGAGCTGTTTCATAAACATTACCAACATCGCTAAAATTTGATACGCCACCAATTCTAGTGAATGTTAAAGCGTTATAGCCTGCTAATGTTTTATTTAATGGCGTTTCTTGGCTTATATATAAAAGTGTGCCGTTTGTTACAAATGGGGTCATAGCTCGCCCCTGTAGAAGCATGAAATTGGCAACACATAATTATTGTCTTCAATAATAGGCGGGGCAATACTCATAGGTTCTGTAATGTAAATATTAAAGCTACCTTCTTTAAAGTAAACAGGATATAGCGCATCTAATGCAAGCGCTAGATTGGCTGAATATGCTGTGCCACTATTCAAAGGCTGCACAATAGAAACTTGAAATATACCATCATATCCCCTATGTGTTCCTTCTATAAATTCCGAATCTGTCCGCGCTGGGATTAAATGCGCGCGTAAATAACGATTATTTGCAGGCGGTATAAATGCGCGGTTCTCGTAAGCTATTGGCAATGGTGGTGATTGCAATGCTGCCCATGTTGCTAGGCGACTTTCAAAAGCTGTTCTTATAATAACATTACTCATTTAACTGCTTTTCTAATAAATCGCCTAAATTCCAATACGGTTAAACGCACCATTCCTTGAGGGGCTTGGTTTGAATATCCATTCTCTAGTCTTTGTGCATACGGCAAGCTATTGCTAATGTATGTTATTTTTTTGCTATCGAACTTGGTTAGCTCGCTATTTGCTTTTGCAATGGTATCGCTACCGCTTTTATCGTCAGGGCTTTGGATGTTTGCATCCACTTCACCAAATCCTAATTGCCAGTTACCTCGAAATGTGCCTTTATCTACAGGCGACTTTTCAACAACGCTAGAAAAAACGTCAATAATTACCTTTTTAGCAACTGCATCGGCATTAGCGCTTGATTTTTCAGTAAGCTTTTTAAGATGCAATGTAAAGCTCATTTACGCACAATCAATTCATAAAGCACATTAACGCCAGCAGGCTCTAGAGCTTTAACATCTACAATGCTATAAACTTTATCGCCTACCATTAATCTATCTATCGGTTCAGGTATTGTATTAACGATAATTAACACTTGTTGGTCACTTGCTTTAATCAGCCCATTACTAATAGACGATACGCCATTGGATATTGCAAAAATAACACCCATGCCAATTGTATCTGTATCGCTAACAAGCAATCCTGTATCAATGTCGTACACTTCTTTAGACACCGTCATTGGTTGACCGAATTTAGTTAATAGCTTTAATGCTGTAGCAGCAGTTTTGTCATAATCAAACACGCTGTACAGCCTTAAATGCGCCGCCAGCAGCAGCCGTCATTAGTGGTGCTAATAAGTTATCAACACTTCTAAATCGCGTATATTGAACGCTGTAATTGTCGTATTCAACTTCAATAGCACCAACTTTTTCACGCTTAATGCCTTGCGTTAAATCAGGGGCTAGATTGCCTTGAGCGGCTTTGTATGCCAATTCAGCCGTTGCCTTAATAACTAATGTTGGTATTGTTGTGCTTGATACTTCGTAATCGTTTAAATATGCGCCAATACGAGGCCACGATAGCGCTTGCATTGCACTTACCCTGCGGCCTTTGAATATGCCTCCGTAAACCTGCTCAAAGTAATCACTAGCGCGTCTTAATGCCTGTTCTTTTTGTTCAGTATTTAAAGAAGCCCACGGCGCACACCCTCTTAGGCTATGCCATGAGTCAGCATAGGCAACCGAGCATAACGTTTCGCTTGTTGCACTACCAGTGCCAGTTTCAAGGATTATTGCCATTATGGATAAGTTCTTTCAATGTTTGTTAATGGGTAAAACACTTCAACGCCTTCAAGTGGCCTAGTGTCTGCGCCTGTTAATGCGTATGTTTGGCTAACTCCCATAATGGGATAATCACAATCAATGCCAGAAAGCGGATATTTGCCAACAACTTTGCCATTAATGCTTAATGTGCCTTGCACATAGCTTGCATCACTCCCACTAAGAGCTGCGCTTAATGCGGACGCCAACTGGCCTTGCGTTATTGATATGCTTTGTCCTGTCAACGGCACATCAATGATGCTTTGAATGTCAGCCGTTAAGTTGCCTTGTGTTAAGCCGTTCTGCTCACCACTTAATAACCTTGTAATTGCCGCGCCAAAATCAGACTGGCTAAACAAGCTTACTAATGCGCTTAATTGGCTACCAATGCTTTTAGATAGTGAACCTTGTGCAATTGTTTCGCTTGCGCCTGTTAATGCCTTGCTTGCTGTAGCCTTTACTTGCCCTGTTGCTTGCGTTTGAGTTACAGCCGATAGTAGCACACTAGCAACTGATTTAATCGCACCTTGCGACACAGCTATAGCTTGTCCTGTTAGCTGTACTAGCGTATCCAAGCTAGGCGTTAATGTGCCTTGCGACTGCGTTTCATTTTGCCCAGCAAGTGCTTTGCTATTGTTTGCTGTGAATGCACCATTTTGCACAGTTTCTAACAGCGCACTAATAGCTTTATTAATTGTTGACGCTAATATCCCTGCGCTAACAGTTTCGACTTGTCCTGTCGCTGAAACTGATTGCGTATTGCCTAATGTTCCTTGTGCTTCAGTTTCCGCTAAACCTGATAGCGATTTTGCGTTTGTAGCAATTAATGTGCCTTGCGTATAGCTATAAGACTGCCCTGTTAAACTGACAAATATAGGCGCTACAATGTTAGGCGTTAAATCGCCTTGCGTTATGCTGCCAAATATGCCTGTAATAGCTTTGCTAATGCCAGCAAACAATGTGCCAGCACTTTCACTTTGCGTTTGCCCGCTTACAACAACTGTTTGTAGTTTGCTTACATCGCCTTGCGATTCTGTTTCGTTTAATCCGTTTAGTAATGTTATGCCATTAACACTTAAAATGCCTTGCAATCTTGACTGTGATTGTCCTGTTAATGCTATTGAGTTTGTCGAGCTTAAATTGCCTTGCGTGTAAGAATATGACTGCCCTAATAGCGCCACCAATATAGGGGCTACAGTATTAGGCGTTAGGTTGCCTTGCGTAATACTTTGCGTGTTAGCTGGTATAACATTGCTTGCATTGGCTATTACATTGCCTTGACTTATAGCATAATTCGCACTAAGTATGCTTGTTATTGCTTGTTTGGCTAACTGCCCTTGTGTTAATGCTACGCTACTGCTTGCAATATAGGCATTAGAAACTGTCGCCAAATTGCCTTGTGTTGCAGTTGATGGTATACCTGATAATGCGACTGTTATTGCAGCCGTACCACCTCCACCAGCCCTAAATAATAGTAATAGCGACATTTAAGCCGCCGTGTATTCGTTCCAATCAACAGACGCAATATAAGCGTCAGTCGCAGGTATGCCAGTTGTCACCGTTGCTGCATCTAAAAATATAGCCAAGCCTTCACCTGCCGCCAATGTGATGTCAGTATCACCTACAAAAAACTCTACCGTGTCCATGATTTCATAGCCAACGGCGCTAAGTATTCTGGGCGCGTAAGCTTGCGCCAGTGTAACTGTCGGCGTTAAAGTTAGCGTAGTAGCTGAAAGCGTGCCATCCGCCGAAGCGTCACCCGTCGCCGTCACAGACGCGTTCGAAGTTTGTGCTGTTTTCACAGCATTTTTAGTAAGCACTGTGCCGTTTGTTTGTACCGTGGTATAGCGAACAACGCGAATAACAGGCGGTACAACTGTAACGGCTTTTACGACGCTTGAAAGCATATCAACACGCAAACGGTTTACATCAACCAATATGGTTGAGCCTACCGCGTTATGTATTGATAAAATCTTTTGTGAAGTTGCAGCGCGGCCATTGGTTTTAAATGAACAAGTTCGACCCCAAAAGCTAATATTGCGCTTGCTATCAGTATCAACAGGCAATGGGAATTGTGCCGAAACGTCACGGTGTGTATTATCTACGCCAAAGCCTGCTTTAATGCGCTGGACTTTTACGCCACTAGACGCGCCGCCATTTATCGTAGTGACATCATCGGTTGCAATGACATCACCGCCAGTACCAGCAGGAATGGTGGTGTTGTCAGCCATTAAGCTATTCTCAATAAGCCAGTAGTCGCGTCATTGGTTGGCATCGTAAGAGAAAAGTTACTTGCCGTGACGTTTTGAGAACCGAAAGTATAAACACCAACGCCCCTATTTGCCTGCGCTGAATTATAAAGCAATGTAGCATCAAACGCGCTTGCAGAAGTTAAACCAGTCCATGCAAATGCCGCACTAGGCGTACTAAATGCGGTTGTGCCTGTACTTGCAGGCGCTATCCATGTAAAAGTAACGCCGCCAGCCGTGTATCCTGTGCCTGTCAGCTCGTTAGTTGCTGTGTATGCTGTGCTTGCTGCATTCATAGTAGCAGATGCTAGATACAACGCCGCCTTAAATGTATCTGCTGTTGTTGCAGCTCTAATAACGGTAACTCCGAATGCGTGAAGTCCGTTTAATTGTTCAACTTTAAAACTGGTGCAAACTGATTGGGTGTTAGCCATAATCTATCCTTTTAATTAATGCTGCCTTGTTTAATGTAAAGCTCAGTATCTTTCGGCACTTTGTAAACATGACAGCCATCTTTTACAATTACGCCCATATAAGTGTAATACTCTCTTAGCTTAATTTCGCCTGTAGAAAATTGCCACTCCACTTTGTAATCTAAATCTTTAATAGGCAAGTTACCTTTGACTGTGTAGATCAAATCTACATCTCTCGTTAACCAATTAATTAATTTTGCTTTAATGTTCATATTCACCTTTTACAATATCAATAAAAAAGCCCACTATTGCTAATGGGCTTGATATTGATGCTACGATTTACGATGTTTACGCCTTTTTCTGACGTAGCTTATATTTCTCATAACTGTGTTACTTTGCGCGATTGCCGAACCATTTTACCTTCTTGCGGAGGGGGCAATTTGTCTGCGTTTTCACGATTCCATTTTGACACCTCAGCAAAAGTCATAAGGTTTTCAGTGACTTCGGATTGTTCAGATTCTTGCGTTTCAGCCGTAACTTCATTTTGTTTTTTAGCCATAATAAATTCCTATTCATAGTTTTGTAATTCACGCATTTTTTGCCAATTAGGGTATGTAGGTGAATTAATCCGAACATTTACCCCTGATACGCTCATAGCATGGGCTTGTGCAATATATTTTAAGCTATCAAATTCAACGCCATCAACTGTGTATTTGTAAGGAATGCCCTTTTTAACTTTTGTTGAAAGTGTGTAATCCACATCGCCTTTTGAATTGTAATATCGTTTTTTTGCCACATTGTAATTAATGCCCAACTGTCTGCACCAGTTAGGCAACGTGTCGGTAACGCCTTCGCGTGTTATCACAATGTTATTGCGTTTGTTATTAGACTGCTCGACAAATGATGCCCATCTGCAATTTTCTTTTGAGTAATTTAATGAGTTATCAATACGCTCAATAGAATGCCCTTGAGTTGGCGGCTCGCCCATGTCAGCTAGAAAGTTTTCAAAGCTTTCTTTCCATCTATCACAAACCGTTATACCGCGACCACCATAGTCAGCGTAACGACTATCTTTTTGGTAGTAGCATCTCCTTTTCATGGCAGACCATGTGTAGTAGACCTTAGGAACATTTAATCCATTATGTCCTGACAGCCCATGAGTTTTTTTAGCTGCTGATTTTCTTTCTTTCGTACAAATTTTGCAGCGCGTTACATTGCCAGCTTTTAAGTTTATCTCATCTGCGATGTGATAATTTCCACAAACGCAGTTGCATTGCCAAAAAGTTAATTGTGTTCCGCCTTTAGATTTTCTTGTGCTTCTTTCAATAACTGTTAGCAATCCAAAAACATCGTCTTTTTGAACCTTCATTCAATACTCTCCCTTTAGCTAACATAAGAGAGAGTATAACATAGTTCCTCAGAAAAATACTAAGGGATTTGATTCAATTAGTTACTAAAAAGGCAATCGGCACTTGTTTGCGCTCATCAAATACACGAGTCCAGTTACTTACAGCTTGCAACTCTGCTAGTGTTGGTGTAACGCCAGCAACTGAGGTTGAGTTAAATGCGTAGCCAAATGGATGTAATAACCATGTTTTGCGAGAATGTAATACTTCTACGCCGCCGCCGTTTCCTTGAGCCTCTTCACGATTTACTGCAACTGGATTAGGGTGTGAGCCTTCACCATAACCAAACGCTCCAGCACCATATAAAACGCTTGTATATTCCAGCAATGTAGATGTAGCGTTGGTAACAACAGGCATACCATCATCAATAATAATACGTTTGCCTAAGAATGTTGGGACAAGTAACGAGCCGTTACTGTCTTTGATAAAATCAATATCATCATTATCAATCATGCGTTTGTAGATATTTGAATGCACGGCAATTGCGCCTGTGTTTTCGTAGCTATCGCCTAGCGTGAAAGCCGCGCTGGTAAAGTTTGAGCGTGTAAAGCCGTTAGTTGCCGCCGCAGCGCCTGCTGTTGTACGAGCCGCATTAAACACCATATCACCGCCATTGCCAGCAATGTTATCAGCAAGTAAGCCGCGTGTGGTTGCAATTAAACGAGCTTGCAATTGACGAGTCCAGTATTCATCTACACGGCGCGCAATGCGCTGCATTGGGTCGCTTCCTGCTATCTCGCCAGTTAAATCAGCCGTTGACCATGAGTTATTTACGTATGCAATACGTGCAATTTGGTCGCCTGCACTTACTTTTGCAGGAACGGCTAAAAGTGCAGGGTCGTCACTTGAATAATTAGGCTCACTATTAGCCAAATCCTTCCAAAAAGGGAGGTCAACAATACGCCCGCCGCTATTAGCTTTAGCGTTAAGAGCTGCGTTTGTAGTGATGATGCCTGAGTCGTAAAATGCTGTTTTTTCTGCTGTATTAACAGCCATGTAGTCTAAAAATACTTTTGGTTCGATAATGTCGGTTAAACGTGATAATGCCATGATTTAGTTTCCTTTAAGTTGACGCGGCTTTTAATGCCTCGTATTTGGTCGGGTCAGAACGAAATAGCGCAGTGCGCTCATCGCTGCCCATATCTTTAAATGCCTTATTTGTTGCGTTTTGGTTTCCTCCTTGCGCGCCGCCGCCATTGTTATTTGGTGCTGCTACAAAGTGTTTACCTTCATCTGTAGTTGCCCACTCTTTTAAGTGTTCGCTAATAGGCTTATCGCCTACCATTGAAATGCGAACGCCGTCTTTAGTAACAACTTGAACTTGTGCTGCTAGCATCGCCTTTGCAGCTTTTAAATTAATCGCATTCGTTACGTTAATGCTTGCCAAGCCTTCTGTTAAATCTCGCTCGCGTTGCATATTAACTGTGACTTGAGACTCTGTCTCAAGCGTTTTAACTGCTTTGTCGCGTTCTTCTGCAAGTTTTTTAGTTTGCTTATCTGCATCAGCTAACTTAGTCTTAAAGGCTTCATTTTCAGCTTGCAATGCGCTGTAGTCGTTTGGGTCAATTGTTTGGCCTTTCCGTAATTCCGCTTTTGCTTTTGTTAAATCTGCTTTTAAACCGTTGTTCGTATCTGTTAGAGCCGTCATTGACTCGGTCAGCTCTGTAACTTTTGCTTGTAATTCTTCTAACGTCATGATGATACCTTTCGCAGCACTGCTGCATCTCTATGTGGCACAGCCACCTTGCCTAGCGGTACAACCGCAAATAAAAAAGCCACCCGTTTAAGAGTGGCTTTCTGTGAAACTTAAAATTTATTTCAAGTTTAGTGTTTTAATATCTCATTAATAATACTCATTTGAGTGTTTAGCTTTGAAGATATAGCAGCATCTAAACTGACGCAAAAATCATCAACTTGCAATTTAATATTATCCAAATAAGGGGCAATAGACCCATCTTCATATTTTTCAAATCTGATAAGAGATGCTTCTAAAAGTTTTCTATAATCATTTGAATGTATTTTTATCATAATTTTTTATTCCAATTCTACTGGCAAAACGTTAAAACAATCAAAGCCTGTTTCATCATTGCCATAAGCCTCTTTTAAGTATGTGAATAATTCGCCATTAAGATTTAGCCTTCCATTTTTCCATTGGCCTTTTAAAAACAAGTGTAATTTTGCTAATTCTAATTGCGCTTTTTCATTATCATAAAACCCCCTTAAAAATAAGGGAGGGCAATCGTCACGTTCTGCATATAAAATATAAATTGTTTTCATTACTTACATAATACTAATTTTTTTTGCATAAAGCAATGCAAACAATAATTAACCGTATCGCCGCATGTTTTAGCTTTAAATGTTGTATGGCTACCACATGAAACGCATTGCGGATATTGTTTTACTTTGGCTAATGTGCTTTTCTTAATTGCGTTATTGCTTACAACTAAATTCATAAGCCAGCCAATCTAAACGCTTCAGCATCTCGTAGCCTTAACTTTTCAATGGTGTATTCATGCCCTTGCTTGCTTATAAATCGCGTCAATGGCAATTCTCCTTTGCGAAATAATGTAGCCTTAGTTATGCCTAGCACATCGTTTTGCCTTGCAACTGATTGCTTACGTAGCCATGCCTCGTAAGTTAATGATGCAGGAACTTGCCCATCAATGCTTGCGCGGGTGCTTGCGCCAAATTCTTTTATGTTTAAGCCTAGCTCTTTAAATGACTTAGTAACTGCCACGTAACGGCTTCTGCACCTAATATGTGCAGGGATAGCAGGCTTCGGCTTATCTAGCCCATATACCATTCCATCATGAGAGCTACAGAACAATGTAGTCCTGGCATCTAGTGTTGCTGTATAGCGCAAACCTTTTAATATGCTTGCATTTGCTTTAAATATTGATTGCTGTGTAAAGTCGCTAGTATGTGCAATCGCAGTCAACACAATACTCTCAGCATACTTGCGCGATATTTTTAACAATCCATCCTCGTAGTTTAATGCGCCTGTGCCGCGTATTCTTTTCACTATATCGCTAATCGTTTGGCTTTCAACATATCCCATGCGTACAGCATCACGAATTAATGCAGCTCTATGCCCGTCTAAGCCTTGCATCCATTCTTTCAGCAATCTACCTTGAAATGGTCTTGCTAATGCAGCTGCATAAACCGCTTCATGCGTAACCGTTGCTATTGGCACTGGTATCGTAACGCTTAATAGCTTTTGCTGATAGCCAGCCTCGTAAGCAACTAACTGCTTAAGTTCGCTATTTAATTCCGTTGCTACACTATCGTAAGCGCGTGTATTAATCTCACGTACAGATTTTAGCAATGACTCTAGTCGTTCAACTGTAAATCTATCACCAGGCAATCTTTCTAGTTGCCTAGTTAATTCTGTCATTAAGTCAGCATCTACTTTATTAAGCAGTTTAATCATGCGCTTGACCACACTATTGCTGTAGCCTAATAGGTCTATTTGGTGCGCTATGGACTCATCAAACAATCGTTCGTTTGCTGTCGCCATTATAACAACCCTGTTAGCGTTTCTTTCTCACTATCAAGCGCTGCTGTATAGTCATCATAAACAATCTTTTCGCTTAGTATTTCACCGCGTTTAAGCGCATGAAATAGCTCTTCTTTAGGGATAGCGCCTGCTTGCCATGACTTAACAATAGCGTCTAAATCTTGACTGGTCATTGCTACAGGCAAGAAGTCTGTAGATAGCTTGATGCTTATTTCGCCATCAATGCCAGCCCATTGTGCGATAAACTCAAGCATATCCTGTAAGTTTTGTGATACTAGATTAGCCATTGAAGCCAATACGCTAGTTTCACCATTAGAACGCATTAGCAATGTTGCTGCTGCTTCTACGCCAGCTTTATCAGGGGCTAAGAACCTAGCGCCAATAGCCGCCATTTGCGCCTCTTTAAGCTTTAAGTTATCCAGCAAAGCGCCTAAGCCTTGCCCTGTAAACTCTAAAAATCCCCATTTTGCGTTAGGGTCTGGACTTGTAATTGCCCCCGCGCTACCAATTCTAACGACTTCGTTATCACCAAATGTGAAGCCTGCCAATATAGGCGTAGGCAAGCCAGCAAAATGACATCCGCGCTCGTAATCAGCATTAACGCGGTAATGCGCCAAGTTTAAATCTGCTAACGGTTCTATTGGAGGGGCTTTTAGCTTGAGGCTGTTTTCTTTTGCGCCAAACGCCCAAAATGGGATAAAGCCAATAGGCGCATTATTCATTAATGGTGTAATAGTTTCAACCAACACCCACTTATTGCCTTTGTCTATCTTGCGGTATATCTCTTGTAGATAAACACCATCAATCAATAGCAATGCGCGTATTTGTGGCTCTTGCTTATATTCAAACTCGTTGATTTTGGTTTCGTGCGTTTCCATCAACTTAACCATGACAGGCTGCATAACGTTATTAATGCGCTTTTCTTTCCAGTCTAAAATTGACTCAGCAGTATAGCCAGACACATACGGGCGCAAGTTTAATGCGCTAGCTATTGCCGCGCTTGCAGGCTGTTCGCTTACTGCTGGATACTCAACAAGCAATCCATAACGCCCAGTCTCTACAACTTCACGCATGACGTGCATAGCCATGCCTTCAATAGGCGTGCCAGCTATGTCTATATCGTCAATAACAGACTGTAGGCCAGCAGGAACTTTCACTTCCAGCCGCTTGCGAAACACCATGCCAACTAATCCGTCTAGTGTACGACCAGCAGCATTAAAGTATGTAGCACGCAGCTTATATGAGTTGTAATCGTCTACAGTTTGACCTGTTAGCCTTGGCAAAAATAGCTCACCGCCTGCATGTGCGGAAGACTGCCCTGCGCAAGCAGCGCGACAACGTGCCCACTTTTGCGCGTATCCGTCATAGTGTTGGTGAGTGTTATCGTTCATAAGCCTAATATAGCTATTCGTTGTGTGTGTGTAATAATCGGATATTTATAAGCAATAAAATATGTAGCAGCGTCAATCACATGATCTAATCCGCTTGACTTGTCAGGATCGCCGCTCTTGTCGTATGCCTGCTTCTCGACCGACTCAGTTAACGCAGGGCAAGCATCTGTATTAACGTACAACCTACGCTTACCATTGCTGTTAATCATTGCATTAGTCGCCAATACGCGGTCTTTAATCGCGGGGTTACGACTATTAACCAATACTGTAAATTTAGCTTGCCTTAATATGCTTAAGTCTGACTCACTAGCATTATTGCTTTTACGCGCATTGCCGCTTGCATCAGGGTATATATAAATTGCATGGTTAGGGTAACGCGCCTTTATAACCGCACACATAGCAGGCGTGTCAAATACGTCTGTAAATTCATGCACAGCATGTGGGTTAGTATCACGCAACACATAAACAACTGCTGCCATTTTGGTAACGTTAAAGTCTAGCCCTATGTGTAATGGCTCGTTATTTTCGATAACTGTATTGCAATAATTAAGCGCTCTATCAAATTCAGCATAGACGCTGCCAGCCGTTAGGTTGACAAACTCACCATCTAAATAAGCTGCTAATAAATTAGTTGAGTACGTGTTTTGTAAATTCTTAATGTAATCATCTGGCAAATTGGCAGCGTTATCGCTAGTTTTAGCTTTATATAGCTCGTAGCCTTCTGTTTTATTCTTTTGCCACCTGTCATAAACAAATCTAAATCCTTCAGGCGTTGTTGCTACTGCTACAGTATTGGCTACCTTTTTACCGCTTGCAGTAAATGCTTTTTGTCTATTACGCGCGATTACCTTATTCCAAACATCACGCGCCTTGTCTGTCGGTAATGTGTCTAGCTCGTCAATCAAGCTATGGGCTACTTCATACCCAACTATTCGCGATGGGTTATCCATTGTGCGAAAGATAATATCGCCAATATCTGTTTGCATTGTAGCTTTTTGCTGATTAAGCTTATAGTTCAATCCTAGCCGTTCAAACATAGCAGGAAACCGCTTGTAAGCAATATCCTCTACCAAACCATACGTGGGCAAGTAGTATGCTACGTCTTGATTGGGGCATAAGCGCTTTAATCGCATTATGCGAGCTATGCCTGCTGCTGTCTTTCCGCTACCAAATCCACCACAAAAAGCAGGGAATGGCGCTTTAGAGTAAACAAACGCTTCTTGCGATGGTGTAAACATTTAGCCTAGAAAGTCTGTATCTTTTAGCGGCTCAAGTGTTCGCGTTGATACGTTTGTATTTTCAGTAGCAGCGCCCAATGCAAGCCTGCTAATCTTTTGTGCTATATCATAAGTGCCAGCTAATGCTTTAAGCTCGTTAGCAGTAGTGACTACTTGCATTAATTCGGATGCTTTTTGTCGTAATGCTTGCGCCGCACTTAAATCTATTTCGTTTAACTCTATTAGCCTATCTACTTTTGCAGATATTGTTGCATCATTTGCCTGTTTTGTTGCAACTTCTTGAATAGTGTTGCGTAAGCGTTGCCAATCTTCACGACTTGAGCGGCTTCTTAGCGTAACATCTTTAACATTATATTTTTTGGCTAAGTCAGCAAATGTTAAATAGCTATTCGCATAATCTGTTTTAATTACTAGCCAGTCTATTGACGGCTTTTGTGTGTCCGTCATACAAGCCTTATAAAAAAATAGCCCACTTATTAGGCGGGCTGAATGTGCTGCTTCGGAGTTTCTTACATAAAAATACTAATTTATACTATTTATACTCGCATTATCGAATAGTGTCAATATATTTTAATTATTTTTTATTTAGCCTTAAAAAATTCTGCAAAATTTGTGCAATCAATAGCATAAACAACCATAATTTTTGCTATATCATTTCTATCCAATATAATTTGGACCGATATTACGCCTTCTGTTTTCATTCCTTGCACTTTTAGCAAGTCTATTGCCAATTCGTTCCCTAATTTAGTTTGAATTGTCATATTTTTTATCCATAACATTTACCTATCTATCCAGTAAATAATCTAACAAATCTCTATGTACTTTGCCTATCTTATAACTAACAGTAGATTGACTTAGCTTAAAATGTGTTGCTACGCTTGTTTGATTACTTAATCTGCTATATACAGCCTTGCGTATGCCATTGTCTTTTTGTTGCCATGCAATGTTATAGCAAAGGCTGATGCAATCAAACGTAAGCTTATCGCTTGCTAGTAGCTTAGTCATAAATCGGTCAACCTCTAGAGCATCATTGTCAAAATCAGCGCCACCGTTAATCGTGCCTCGTATCTGTATTAAATTTGTATATGTTGCTTTTTTCGGGTATCCATTGCATCCTAAATCTTTTTTTAATAGCCATTCTGACCATAATAATAATTTGTGATTAGCGTAGTTTATTTGCATTAAATGCCCTTACTTCTTTTGTTCGCCATAGACAAAGTTCCCGATTGTTTGAATATCAACTTGCCACAAAATACTAAGCTGCTTAATCTGTTCTGTACTTAAATATAGCCCTTGTTTAGTTACCCATAAATTACGTTTTATGTCGTGTAATTCTTGCGCTGTAGCAGGATTAACTAATTGATGTTTAGCTAGACTTGACTGCATTACACAATATTAAAGCTAGAGCCCACATACACTTTGCTTCTACTTGTTAGCCTTAAATTATGTTTCATAACGCCACTATATGCTTTGCCATTTTGAGTTTGTATTTTGCTTACATTGCCGAATAATTGATCATATTTATTATTATATACTATCTGTTCGTCATGCTTTAATACAATTCCGCTTTTAATTCTAGGCTTATTTGCAATTCTAATTTTATCAACAAAATCTATTGTAAGTATTTCTGCCGCTTTATAAAACGCAGGCTGTTCTTTTGTACATCTAATCGCATGTTTTGATTTTTGCAACCGCCATATAGAATAATCAACGTCTGATATAGATATACTATAACCTTCAAATAACAATGCCTCATAAATATCACGCGAGCGCATCATTTTATCTTTATTTGCAATTAAAACGTTAGCAACCAGCGCTTTGCGCGATACTTGATTAATCATTTCATCCCCTCAGTTAAATAATTTTCAATTGCGTTTTTAGCATCTATCCAATCATAGCAAACAATTGTCAGTGCGCCTGCATTGTTAGCAATTAATTGAAATGCTAACTGCCCATCTGTTAATTTGTTAACGCCGTATTTCATTTCAATATACATACCAGTAAAGCCTTTTCTTGCAACTTCCATGCGTAAATCCCAAATACCAGCCCTAACGCCTTCACTTTTTAATACTGCCCCTGTAAGTGCCGTTCTTGCGCCACCGTTAGGGATTGCAAATAACGCATTAATTGGCAAGTTAAATTGCTTATGCCCTGCACTATCCCACCATGATATTAATGCTTTTTGATGTTTAGACTCACTCATAGCTTACCCTCTAATAACTTTTTAGTTTCCATGATTAAACTTTCCTGGGTACCATATTTAGCCTCAAACCTACGCTTAAACGGATGAATTGCTATCATATTCTTATCGTTGCCTGTTCCGTCTTGGTGATGCCCTGCACATAGCGCAATTACTTTCATGTGCGCGCTTTTTTTAGTGCGACCGTCGCAATGATGTATTGATACTAGCATATTTCGATAGCCGTCAATGCGACAAGCAATGCAGCCTAATTGCGCTATAGCATCCCAATACTTTTTCTCGGCTTTAGTCGGCGTCATTGTCTAATGTAAAAAAATCATAGCCATTACCACAGTCTCTAGATAATGTATTTGTCATCTCAACGGCTTGTATAGCGGTAAGCCCGCATTTCATACATGCTAACGCAAAATCCTGCCCTGAGCCAAATGCCATTTTTTCATCTAATAATTTAATTGGTGTATCTAAATGGCTGTATTTATAAATCCCTGTTTTGTCTATCGCGATGCAATAGGCATGAGAATTTTCAGCATGTCCGTTTTCAGGATATTCATCGCCATATACGAGATGTCTTACTATTTTCATACCAGTTACAGCGTCGCCAGTGATTCCCAATAACGTAGCAACTCCATTAATATTGGCTTTAAATATTTTATTTGTGGTTTGTTTTAATGAATATTGCGTAGCAAGCCTATCTGCTGCCAATGTTTTTCCATCCCATGCTATTACTGTCATAAATAACACTTTAAATAACTGTTATGTTGATAAAAAATAATATTTGTCATTCTATCCAGCATCCAATCTCACTAGCCCACCGCCCAATGTTATCTTGATATTCTGCCATCTCTTTTGTATCTAGCTTAGTTGTTGATTTAATAAACTCTTGTACAATACCATTGACTGATTTCTGATAACGCAAATACTTGTATCCCATAAGTTGATGAACCTCCTCTGCATCAATGCCTAAATGTTCTGCAAGTGTTTTGTAAACATGCCCCCATAATCGGCTATTTTGGTCAATACTGCGCTTGCTTTTCTTAGGTTTGACGCTGACATGCCAAATAATTGTTGGTGCTAGTGCGTCTAGTTTAGCATTTAAACCAGCGCGATTGTGTGGCATTAAATCATATTCTATGTTCATTTAAATTTGCGCTTAAATATTACTGCTAATCCACTTATAAACAGCCATATACTAGCAGGTAGAGGCGTTTCCATTGGCTCTTTAACGTTCACTAGCGGATTATCTTTACAATGCCATGCGCGTGAATTTAAGCACAGAATAGGCGCAGATTGGACTAAGTAATTGCCATTAGCAATGCCATTAAAGCCACCATTAAAGCTTGCTACAGCATAGCTAGCATTTACATAATTACTTGCAAAGTTTGTCATTTGAGACGGATGCACAAAAAATCTATCAAGCGTACCGCCCAATTTTGCGGGCGCAGTAATATCAGGTAACTTTTCTACAAATATAGTTTCAACTGGTGTAATTGTGCATAAAGGCTCTACAATCGCAGGCTTAAATTTGTGCTTCTTAACTTTTTTTGCTTTAATCGGCGTCTTAGCAACGCAAGCGCTTTGTTTTTCATATTTAGTAAAGCAACTTTCTACGCATGATTTTAAGCCTAATGTTTGCGCGTTAGATCTTGTTGATATTACAAACAATGAAAGCGTGACAAGCAATATCATAGATCCCCTATAGAAATATTTATTTATGCTTACTTGCCATTTTCTTTCAATTCCAATCCCAAAAAACACACCACTTAACCATGCCATAGCAATTGAAATCAACATTTTTTCTATTCCCATTTTCTATCCTTAATATCTAATAATGTTTTCATAACTTCTCAACAGAATCAAAAAGTTTATCAATCTGCCCAATTACAAATTCAGAAGATGTTTTTGTTGTTT